AATCAATCTCTTTTAAAAACATCCTGAGCTACGTTCCTAATTTTTTTCATAGCTATTTTCTTTTTAAACTTATCAGGCGTCTCAGCTTTTTTCATGTTTTTTGTTTTACCTATTTTCGCTGAAAGTACCCTGCCAATTGCACTATCAATGTTACTTATGCCTTTATCTATATTTGATAACTTTTCTGGTACTTTATTTATCGCTCTCTTAATAGGATTTGTAAAAGGCTTTGGTGTAGGCACATCAATAGTTTTTGTGGTGTCTTCTATCGTTACACCGCCCTCTTTCATCATTCTCATTGGTGGTTTGTCAATAACGCCTCTGCCCATAAGAACGTCCTTTTGTGTGATCTTGCCGTCACCGCTAAAATCTCTCATTTAATCCTCACTGTATAAGTTATTAAAAATTTTATTTGTATCCAAAGTATAATCTAGATCAGACTTAGAATAATGTGTATGTTGCGATGGTAAAAAGTCTGGTGCTCCTTCTCCAGTCTGAAACCAAGCTGGATGTGTCACCCTCACTCTATTGTTAGGCAACGCAACAATGTTACCAGTCCATTCGCCTGCGTCCAGCAGATGCATAACATGACTTTGCTTGTGCTGTGCTGGATCATCCGCAATCTCACTTTCAGTATAATCTACTGTAAAGAGATACTTTGCAGGATAAAAATTTCCATCAATCTTTGCTAACCACGGACAGGGTGTAGCACGATCAATAACGTAAACGGCATGAGTATGTGAAGAACAATCCCAAGGTTGTGCATCATGCGTGTCCATTGGTTCGGGCCATTCCTCAACGGGAACGTCCGCCATAAGACCTGTAATAGGCATTCTCGCCCACATTGCTCCGCCGTGAACATTTTGATCTTTTGTCCCATCTACTTCACAACCTGTGAACATCACCTGAAAACTCAAAGAGCGATTGGGCATTGTAGTTACAGCAACAGCCATCGCATGTAAAAACTCACCATGATATCTAAGATGATTACATGTGTATTCACGCCTTACCCAACACTTAAAGTGCGGTATGTTGCTTTGCAAATAGGGCATTATTTTTTAACTAGCTTGTAACCTTTCTTCATAGCCGCTGATCTAATCTTAGCCAGAGACATTGCTCCGCCTTTAGACATCATCTTAGATTTGGTCTTACCGCCTCTTTTCATGCCTTTGGGCATCTTACCACCCATTTTATAACCTTTTTTCTTCATCATTTCAACCACCCTGTTGCTATATTTGATATTATTCCTACAACACCGCCAAGACCCATCATAACCCAGAATGCACCTCTCCAACGGTTTGCCGTAGCTCTTAATTCTGACATGTCAGATTTCATGTCCTTCATGTCATCTTGAAGTGCCTCAACCCTTTCTTCCAATCGAGCTAAAGCAACTTCTAATTTTTGCTCCTGTGACATCTCTTGAACCAATCTCAATACTAATAGTTCTTACGCAAATATAATATAATTGTATAAGTATCTCCAGAAGAATGTCCAACTGTTGTAAAGTTTATGTCACCAGTTACACCAGAACCAGCATTGTTTGGAATACCACCAAACCTTATATAATCATGATGTCCTGATTGATTTTCACCAAGTTGAATAGCTAAAACATCTGTACTTGCATCAAACAACAAACTAACCTTCATGCCAGTGCACTGCCACCAAATTTCTTCAATAGAAACGCCTGTACATGTAAGTCCGTCTGCACTTGATGCAAGAGCACTTACGTCAACCTTCGTAACGGCACTCTCTCCAGTGCCGTCACTTACGTTGGTAAATTTCATAACAGCATGCTTGTCGCCATCAACTATAGTTTGACTTGTTACTGCATCAGCCATTTAATCCTCCTACTAAGCTTCGTATCCCATTAATTCAATGAATAGTTTACCTGCTGTATAGTCAGCGTCTGTTGCTGCACCTGTTGTTAGGTACAGGAATTGATCTGCTGCTGGAACGGCTGAGAAGAAAACTTTACTACCTAGTGTTGCGTCACCAGAGTTAACAAGAAGTGTCTCAGTTAAGTCTGCAATTGCTCCATCTTCAACACCAGTACCCTCTGTAGCAGAGTGAATATTAATGTCTGGATCACCACCTGCTGGAGCTTCAAAACATTCCATGCTACCAGTTAAGATAGTGCCGTTTCTTGCTGCAGTGATTTGTCCAATGTGACAAACTAATGCTGTTCCGTTAACACCAATGATGTCACCAGATCCAGTTGATCTTAAACCAGTCAAGTCAATTAATATTCTTGTTGTAATGATACCACCACTTCTTTGTACAGAAGTTCTATAAATAGTTCCAGTACCAGTTGTTATACCTGTACCAGCTTCTACTGCCATTGTATTTGCGTCTAAAGAAGCAAAACCAGCAGTTGAAATAGACATCTGTGTAGTTTCAATACCTGTGTTTGCTGCTGTGGCTATTGATGAATAACCACCTTCGGAACGTAATGTTCCTTTAAAAGTTGTATTTGCCATTTTGAGTTTCTCCCTGTCTTGGCTAAAGTCAGCTTTCGCTGTCAAAGAAAATTAGAGGGAGGATTGACCTCCCTCATTGATTTATTTACGCACCGGGTGATGCATAGTATGCAAGTGGATCAGAATAGCCAAAGCTATATCTTTCTCTACCTTTATACCTTACGTTACCTGTATCAAAGTCACCTTCCATCCCAGTCTTCATTGCCACTCTTACAAAGTGTTTAAATCCGTTTGGAATGTCAGTTTTTAAGAACCAAGCATCTGTATCAGTTAAGTAGTGATTGACCATATAACCTTGAGGAACGGCAGACATTGTTCTGATTGCGTTCACATCATTATCGGCTGTACCTGATCTTTTCTCAGATGTTAAAAGTCTCTCTGCAACAAACTGAAGATCTGAAGGAATTAACAGTCCTTGTGGTCTTGCTGCAATTTTAAGACCTCTTTCATCAGTCCACTTACCAATTGCTATTACGGAAGCTTCTAACGAAGTTTCATTTAGGTCAGCTGCAACAGATGGTCTGTTTGCATTAGTGCCACCACTTACAAGCGGGTGTGCTGTCGAGAATAAATTCTGTCCATCTCCACCTGATTGACCTGTAAAACCTTCATTAAACAATGCTGCACCCTTCACTTCTTTAGTGTGTTGGAAAGCACGAGCAAGAGCTTTTGTGTAACGAGCAGATAAACTGTCATAGAGATTGTCCTCTACAGCTTCCTGTGTTAACGCAAACCCAAGAGCGATTACTTCGTGTACATAACGAGCTGTAAAAGCTTCTTGTGCATCGTCAAAAGCAATTGCAGCACCTTCGTCTTTAGTTGGTGCGGCACCGAAACCTGAAAGTTTCACTTCTTCTTCGAAAGACCTGTCAGAATTTTCCACCTCGTAAGAAGATCTCCATTCTTCAGGATATCGAGCATACTCCATGCCGAACAGTGCGTTCAAGCCCGGTAATAGCTCTTTCATTAATTGAGCTCTAGATATTGCCATCTAAACTTCTCCCTACGTAATTGGATCTGTTAAGAAAGCATTCTCAGCAGGACTTAACATAACTACTAAATCAGTATATGCATCTCCTACAGAAGAACCTGCTCTTTCAACAAAGTCCACGATTTTAAATAACTCTCCACCAACAGATGCTGTGTCAGCATCAAACTGAAGACCCGAATTACCAGTAATAGTACTGCCAGAAGATGTCTGAACGAGATCCCCTGTCATTCCTAAACTAGTTTGTGCTACTGCACCATCTGCCTGCACTTCGTAAAGTGTATGCGGATGCACTGCAACCACAGCTTTAATATCAGAAGCAGTGATACTGCCCGGATAGTATTGACTGAAAGTAGGTTGCGAGGTGTTGGGATCTGTATAGGAAACTCCTAAAAAGACACCAATTGGGTTTACTTCGCCTGCTGCAGTTTCTCTGACGAGATATCCGTCATCTGAAGAACTTGCAACGTTTGCAAAGCCAACAACGTCACCATTGAAGATAGCCGTACCGTAACCTGAGTTTATTAAATATTCTCTAGTAGAACCAGCAAAAGGCATACCTCCAAGGATTCCGATAGGTTTTAAGCCTCTTGGGCTTGATGTACTAGCCATCTATCATTCTCCTTATTAAGGTTTAAGTTAACGGGTCTTACGACCCTCCAAAAGAAACCCGACTTTTCCTATCAGGGTTACTGATAGGCATTCGGGGGTTGGATTCCCTCATTAAAGACTGGTCAACAGAACGTAGAGCATCAACAGATTGATTTTTGTAATACTCGTTTCTTTGATCAGCCCTTCCTACGGGCATCCTACACAGAAGCAATCCACCAACTTCAATTTTTCCTTCGAACCTTGGACTTGGTTCTAAAACAAGATGTTCCATTTCAGGGGCATCACTTATGGGAACTGCTTCCCAGCCCTCTCGCAGTTTTTTACTGTAATTCATCGGATCATCGTTGCCTAACGTTGATGTGCGTATCCATTTAAAAGTCCACCCATCTTTGGGTAATGGATCGGGTAATACATTTGGTGGTGTCCAATCTTCGTTGCGTAAGCCCTGTTCACGCTTCTCTATTTCACGGGGTGTACGATTTTGCTTTTTTGCTACCATTAGAATATCTCCTAATTGTTAAGTGCGACAAATTGTTTGGCATATTCCTCTAAAGGAACGCCTAACCTTTTGGCGACAGCCACTTGGCTGGGTGAAAGTTTGACCTTGCGAGACTTTTTAGGTGATTGATTACCAGCAGGGGTAACCAAAGACTTAGTCACTGTTGTAGGCTTCTGATCGGTCACTTCATCAGAAGCAAACTTGTGAGGAAATTCCTGCATCATTCTATTATCCAATTGTTGATAATATTCATCAGTATCTCCTTGTATTCCGCTTTTTATAATCTCATCGTGCACAGTATAAGCTGCATTCGTCATAACCATGTCTTTATTAAACCAAGTATTTCTACCTGCCCACGCCACTGCCTTTGTATTCGGGGGCGGTGGTACTGACTGGGCAAGATCAGATTGTACTTTTGACTGGTCAGAATACTGTTTTAGCTGATTTAAATCGGTGCGTCTGGTGGAAGCATCAATCATTTTCTGCTGTGCGGCAATGATTTTATCGGCATCGCCTTCTTCATAAGCTCTTCTGTAGGCTTCTTGAGATGATTCGATCTGACTTTTTATGTGACCTTCCATCTCCTTTGTGCCAATCTCGCTAAAATTTTTAGCTTGCTCACGAAGGTTTTTATTCTCTTCAACGGCTTGTTGAGCAACCTTGTAGTACTCGTCTCTTTGACGTTCTGCTTCTCGTCTCTCAAAAGTTAAGTCATTTATTCTTTTTTGAAACTTAGTGCTTTTAGGTTTTTCCTGTTCTTCTTCGACAGGCTCTTCAACAGGCTCTTCAACAGGAGCTGGCTCAGGTTCGTATGAAGACGGAGTTGTGTCTTCTTTTTCTTCCTTTACGGCTTCCTCTGAAGTCTTAACATCTTCGAGGTCTACTTCTACATTGTCATTTTCAATGATTTCTTTTTCTTCGGTCATGCTGTAGCCCTCGCAATTTTAGTTGGGTCTGAAACGATAGCTATTACAGCATCGTCATTAACTATTCTCATTTCAGCACCATCGCATTCAAATCGGTGTCCAGAGTATTTAGATAACATTACCCAGTCACCTGCTTTGCACCAAGGTCCGTATTCAAACTTGGAGTCATTTGCTGGATAAGCATCCGATCCTACTTCGACAACCTTTCCTATGATGGAAGCAACGTCTTCCCTGTTCTTCATATCTGTGGGGAGAAGAACGCCCCCTTTTGTTTTTTCATCAACCTTTGGCATAACTATAAGTATGCGATAACCAGTTGGTTGAGGGTAATCCTTTGGGATCACTACCTCAGCGGTAGAGTAAACCGTAGTCATTTATTTCTCCTTGTTTGTGGTGGCTAACCGCAGACGATTAATCTTCCTCTTCGTCTGTATTACTAGCGAGAGTAAGCAACTCACGCTCTGCGATGGCAAGACCTTCTATTTGTCCAACCATACGTTGATACTGTTCAAAACTTGTTGCAGATCCTAGTGCTACCTGATCTGTTAGGTCATTCATAAGAGTTCTAAGTTTTTTTCTTAGCTCTTCGGCAAATGCATGTTCTGGTGTCATTTTTTGACTTTCATTATTTCAACAGCAAGCTTGTCTTCGGCTAATTCTTTTTGTTGTCTTAGCCTTTCTCTTTCCAGATCGTTTCTCATTTGTGTCTTCTGTAAATCTGTCTGAGCTTCCAATTGAGCTTCCTGTGCCTCTTGTTGTAGTTCAGCTTGCTTAAGCTGTAACTCAGCCTGCTGTTGCTGAACAACTGGATCTTGAGCCGCTTGCATTTGCTGTTCAAGAACGGCTTGTTGTTGTGCCTTACCTGTAATCTGTGCTGCAGCTTGAGCCGCTTGTGTCGCAATACCCTGCTCCTCCTCTTCTGATAA